AAGTTCATTTACATGAAGAGCTATGAATGCTGCCATGTCTGAAGCATTATCTATGGCTGTACAGATAGAGGCATGTGCTGTTCTCACAGCTGCAATGTAAGTAAGAATAGCTGAAGGTATGGTTGTATCGTGAGTTACTTTTCGTTGGATAAGCCAGTCAAAGCCCTTGATATGACTATCTGCAACCGTGTTTGCTTTGTTTTTAGCTTGAGATTTTAACCCTAATATTACTTTCTGGTTATCATGGTCGTCAAGAACTGGTTCATCATCATCATCTACAACATCAGTATCTGCAAGAACTCTGTCAGCTGCTTTCTCTCCAATTGTCCTTACCACACTAGCTTTATCATCTGCTATTGCATAAGCTTCATCTACCTCTATATAGTAGGCTGAATTTAAATGAGAACCACTTGTGGTTACAGGCACTATGCCAATAGCTTTTCTTTCTGCATCTGTCCAAAGGTTAAACAAAGTTTTAGGATGAGTAATCTCAGCTACTGTCATTTGTTTTGGATTAGATATTATCTCTACTATTGCATCTTCATCTGAATTTAGTAAAGCCCACATGTTGTTTATTCTCCTTTGTTAATTATCTTGCTGTTGAATATTTAAAGGGATTGGTGGCCCAAGATAAATAGATATAACTTTCTGCCACATTAGGATCTGTAGCTATTCTATGTTTAAAGCCATTGCTTAAAAGGTCTATCATATCTGTTGTAGCTTCTGCAGTAGAGTCGTTACCTTGTATTTCATTATTATCCACATTATACCCTAATCTTTTATTATCAAACATTTGCCAATCACTGCCTGAGTCTGATGATTTGCAAATTACAAGTGCTGGGCTAAAGCCAAGATAGACAAACGCACCACTTGCATTTCCATTTCCTTCGTAATGGCCAAATTTAGAATAACCTTCCACCTCTGCAAAACAATAAGCTACATAACTTTTACCACTATCATTTATGTTAGCACCAGAAACACCAAACACAGTTGTTGAATTTTGACTTGGAATCCACAAAGTACCCCCACCAAACTCATCTGGTGAATTAAAATACATCCTAGTATTATCACCGGGAAAAGCACCAGCTGCTCCCATATTTTTATGCATCGCAGGCCAATCCATTAACGCAGCACTTGCTGTTCGTGACTTTGCTGTTACAAAAGATGGTGCAACCCCAAGTCCATGACCAAAAGTAGCTGCACCTCCACCTCCTGCCCATTGTACAATACTTATACCAGCAGCAGCATTAACTTGAACTGTAGTATCTATAGAACCGGCAGTATTTGTAACTGTTGTTCCACCATTAATTTTCCAAGACCAGTTCACAAAGCCAGAGGCATTTTTATTTGTGTCATTACTTGCACCTACCTGAAAACCATCACTTAAAAATGCTTGAAATTTATCGGATGTAGCCTCTTCTGCACCAGCAGTATTTGTTTGTATTCTTTTTTCTACTCCTCTTGAAGAATCATACACTTGATGTCCTTCATCACTATTTCTATCCTTGATCCAACACCAGTCTGGTTGAAAACCCATGCCTGTTAAGTTTCTATTATCAGTAGCATTACCAGTATATATGTAAGGATTAAACAATTTTTGTGGAAAATTATCATCCGTTTCAGCAGGGTCTACGTCTTCTGATACTGGGAGGTTGCCAGTACACAGAGCTAAAAATCCTGCTGGTACATCATATTTAAAATTACCATAGCCTGTGTCATCTGCATTTCCACCTGCTGAAATATTTCCAGCAAAAGTTCCCTCTTGCCCTGCGTTCAGCATTATTTCTCCATCAGCATCAGCCCAAGAAAGAGTATGAGGAAATTTATAATCTGCATAAGAAGAAGCAGTCCATGTTGCACTAGCATTTGCACCAGTAGCAGGGTTTCCTATTCCAGAACCTATATTTCCCCATACACCATTAATACCCCACCAGCCTTTACCAGCATCAAAATCCATAGCACACATTATAACATCACCAGTAGTAGGAGCACCTTGATTAGTAAATGAAGCATGAGCAACTTGTGGATCACCTGTAGCAGTATTTCCAAAGTTAGTAATATAAACATTATTACCAGTAAAATAACCCATATAAGCAAGATCAGCATTTGCAGCTTCAACATCACCATCAAAACGACCTAGCTGACTTCCAGAATGCCATCCTACTGCCCATGAAGGATAACCTGCAGCCTCAATAAAAAATTCTAAATACCATTTACCAGTTTTAACACCCATATTTCCTATAGCTTGAGAATATTTATCAGCAGTTTCTGATTGTGCATGAAGATTACCTTCACTTAAAGTCATTAAATCCATTGAAAGTCCAACTGGAGTTAAAGGATTATAAGTACAAAAATTACCACCATTAGAATCAGAGTTAAAGGTTGGAGAGTCTAACATCTGGTCGTGTGCTGATAAATTAACTACTGTCCAATCATTATCATTACCACTTGAATCTTTACCTAAAGCACTTGAATCTGCAAATTTTAAATAAAAACCATTGGTGCCAAAAGTTAAACCTGAAGGGTCTGAAGGAATCCAAGCTCCATTTTTTGTTTCACCAAAAGAATCTGGGCCTAAACTTTGACCATCACAAAAAACTACTTCTGCTAGGTATCCATCTAAATCGTAATTACCATTAGCCAATGCTCCTATGTAATGAGCTGTTGCTGTATTAAATCTACTCATATCTCCTGTTGGTTCATTAGTTGTAGTTCTAACTTTTATATCACCATTTACATAATATCTTATTTTAGTAGCAGCAGATAGACTTGTGTCTACTCTTACTACTATATGATACCAAGCACTTGTATCATAAAAATATCCTTCTATTCTATCATCACCACCAGTACTACCTCCACCAGCACCTGCTAGTCCATACCATGCTATTCTATCTCTATTGTTTAAACCTCCTGAAGTTCCACCACCAGATTCAAAACCAAATGCTGCACCTCCACCATCTACTCCTGTAGTATTACCTATTATATTTTGCCAATTGGTATTACCACCATTGCTATGTGTTAAACTTCTTTTAACCCAACAACTAAAAGTAAATTTAGATAAATCAGTTGATGTGCCAAAAGTTAAGCTTAATGCATCACTTGTAGCTGATTTAAACCTACAACTATGAGCTATTTGATGAGTATAAAAATTACTTGCACCAGAAGCAGATTTAAACATAAAAGGATTTTGAAGAGGTCCAGCCATAAATTAATTACTCCGTTACTATGATGGGGTTGCAAATGCTAATTGTGGTGCTCCAAGTAAAATAGAATTGGCAGCATCTACAAAATAAGGAATTATGTCTATAGCATTAGCAGTTGTAGATATTGTTCCTAATGTTGCTGCTGGCCATTCGTAATTACTACCTCCGGACAGGGTTCTTGATCCTGTTCCGTCTTGTATAACTACAATAACTCCAGACTGTCCCACACTTTCTGTAGTAGGATTTACTAATACGGTATTTCCGGTAAGTGTCAATACAAAGTTTTGATTGGCATCATAATCTAGTGTAACATTACCTGTATTTGAAGTGTCTGTCAAGGTTTTTCCTACAGCTGCTCCACCAAATGATGTTTTTAAAGCTTCTGTTATAGATATGGCAGGTGTTGTTCCTAGTGTAGAACCTTTTCCTATTACAAGGTCATCAGCAGAATCATCAAGTCCTATATAGAAGTCCTGTGCATTCCCATCAAACACAATCTTTGCATCTTCTGCACCAGCATCTCCAATTATTAATGTTGGAGTAGCTCCAGTTATGGTTACGTCTCCATCTATTGTCAATAGGCTATCGGCTACAGTAATCAGATCTGTATCATCAGTATGTCCTATTGTTGTTCCGTTGATTAAAACATTATCAATATCTAGTGAGCCACCAGAGATAAGCCCTGTAGTTGTAATTGCAGATGCACCAGTATCTATAGTTCCAAACCCAGAAGTAATTGAACCGGCATTTATAGCACCTGTTGTAACGATGCCTGATCCACCAGCTATTGGACTCAATACAGAAGCTATTGCTGTACCACCAATTGTTATAGCATCAGCTTCTAGTGTACCATCAATATCTGCATTACCACTAATGTCTAATGATCCTGCATCTAATTCTCCAGATAAAGTAATATTTCTAAATCCTGTATAGTCTTTATCTGAATCTAATATAACTGCTTTAGATGCAACAGCTGTTCCTACAGCAGTGCTACCTATATCTAATGCGTTAAGTTCTCCTACTACTGCTGTAATACCAGCTAGGGAATTTAACTCTGCACCAGTTGATGTGATAGCAGTTCCGGCATAATTAAGGTTTCCAGCAGCAATAACAATTTCACCAGTTCCTTTTGGTGTCAAAGCAATACCAATATTTGTATCACCACCAGTAGCAGCTATGATTGGATTACTTCCAGAAGCATTGTTAGTAATTTCTAATTCATTAACAGCAGAACCTGTTGTTTGAAACACTACTAATTCATTTCCATTAGCATCAGCAATAAAGCCACCATCAACAAGTATTGGAGCAGTTAATGTTTTGTTTGTTAATGTATCTTCAGACACAAGAGATACTAAAGTTGAATTTGCACCAGCTGGTAATAACAAGGTATTTGTTACACTTGCTGAGTGGGGTTGAGCTATTACTATTTGGCCATGTGAATTTGATTCACAATTGAATTGTATTGCTCCTGAATTGGTTCCACCAAGAACAGTTAAATGACCTGTACCTTTGGCAGTCACATTAAGATCTATATTAGAATCTCCACCTGTAGAAGCTAATTTTGGTGGATTGCCTGATGCAGCATTGGTTACTTCAAATTGATTTACAGCAGAGCCAGTTGTTTGGAATATGATCTGTTCATTTCCACTTTCGTCTGCAATAAAATGTGCATCGTCTATTAATATGTTTTGAGAATTAGTGTCTAAGTTTCCACCTAATTGTGGGGATGTGTCTTCTACTACGTTAGCTAAATCTCCACTTGAACCGGTGCCAGCAATAACTGCACTTCTAGTTATTTTTTTAAGCCCACCACCAGATGCATCAACAGCTAAAAAGAGATCACCAGATGCAGCAGTACTAATTTCTGATAAGTCACCTACTGCTTTAGGATTAAAGTTAGTTCCATCTGCAACAAGTATATGTCCAGAAGTGTTAGTTCCCATAACAAGATCATCACCAGTTACTGTAAGGTCTCCACCAATTACAACATCTCCACTAAATGTTGCTTTTCCTACAAGAGCCATGTCTATATCTAAAGCTGTAATTGCAGAAGAGCCATCAGTTCCTTTAATCTTAAAGTTTTTATCTGCAGTGCTTACTGTAAATTCTACATCTGTTGAACTGTTTGCAATGTCTAATATAGATGTGCCATCATCTTTTATAGTTACATTTGCACCACCAGCATCTAACACAATGTCACCAGAAGAATCTAGGGTAATGTCTGTGCCATCATTTGTAATGGTATCAAGTGCAATGCTTCCAATGTTAGTAATATTAGCATCACTCATGTCAAAAGTTCCAGTAACATCTAAGTTACCACCAACTGAGACATTGCCTGTAGTAGTAATAGCATCTATATAAGCATCTTTAAAGTACAGAGAGCTAGTACCTAAGTCTACATCAGAATCTGTAGTAGGAGCAATAGAACCATTGTTCATTGTAAATTGTGTTTCACCACCTGTAGTAACGGTAATAACATCTGAGCCACTAAATGCAATGGATGTATTTGTATCCCCATCTCCTGCAATAGAGTCTAACTGTACAGCACCAAGGTTGGATATTGCTGCATCCCCAAAGTCTAAAGCACCATCAACGGATAATGTTCCTGAGATGTCTACGTTACCATTTATGTCTACAGTAGTAGCAGCTATTTGTACTTCTGTGTCAGCTATAATGTCAAGTTGCCCATCGGCAGAAGAGTGGATGTACAGACCTGTATCTCTAAACTGTACTTTTTCATTAGTTGCTAAAAGTAGATCATCGGAGAATAAAAAATAATCCTCATCTTCCATCCATGTAAGAACACCATCGTTGGTCTCTCCATCAAATGTTAATACAATGTCTGCACCTGATGTGCCTACTCCAAATGTTGGTGCAAGGAATGCTGCAGCTAATTGATCAAACTCATTGTTTAAATCAACGGCTTCAATAACACCCCCATCTACTATTGCTGTTGAGCTCTGTCTAGTATAAACAGCCATTTATCTTCTCCCTCCCGGTGTAAATTCTAATTCAAAACCTTTTATGGAAAAAGGAATATTGCTACTTGTGTCTGTTATTTTTAGTGCTACAGCAAAGCCTGAACCTTCTACAGCTTGTCGTGTTATTGGTAAGTCTCCTTGTCCGTAAGCAGAAGAACCATACAGACCTGCTCCAAAATTTGCTCCACCCCCTGAAGTAGTTAAAGAAAATACCGCAGGTTGAGGAGTGTTAATGTCATCATAATTATATTTTATAAACATGCTTGCATCTACAGCACCTTCTGGTTTCCAGTTAAGGTTTACTTTTTGCATGTTTTTTCTAACACCCGGATCACCCATTGTTATATCTGGAGATCTGTATGTTGCGTCAATGTTGCTAGAGTATCCACCCCTTGTCCAAACATTGCCTGAATCTTGTTGGTATATGTACCCATCATATCCACCATGTATTACAGTTTCTACGTTGGCTATATAGTCAGAATCACAAGAAGATACTTTTAATCCTTTTATATCGGCATACTCAAAACCCATTTGCTTTGCATTTGGATTCATCTTTATTGTAGCAATTATCCCCTTTTGTGACCCTTCAAAACCATCAGTAAGAGGGTAGAATATACGATACTGAGACTTGTCTCTTATTACCAAAGAGGTAACATTATCGTAAGTGATATCATTGATTCTATCTTGGATTTGCTTA